GAACGAACGCCATCATCAGTAACATTGTTTAGTTTAATGTTATCAACGGCTGAGTCATAGAGATTGGCTACCTGCTGAGGAGTTGCCCAACTAACTTTGTCGTAGCCTTCTTTAGAGGCTAACTGCATGATCATACGCATAGCTGCTGGTATGTAGCTGTCTTCAAGTGGGATTTGTTTTCCTTCAGTGAAGTCGTTGCCTCTACTCTTTTGTATGATGTCAGACTGTAACTCTTCTACGTAAAGAACTCTTGAGCCATCTACCTCATCCATACGGTCTGTTGTTCTGTAGTGAAGCAGAGTTTTGTCGGTGAAGTGTTGCTCTACATTTTCAGATGCCAACCTAACAGCATCATCATTTGTTTCTAATATAAACTCACGATAGTTATCACCGCCATCTTGTTTAAATCCACTGTATAAAGAGTTTGTATCTTTTCCAGTTCGCTCTGTTAATGAGTAGTTGAACTGATTCTCTTCTAGGAACTCATCAACTTCTTTCTGCGTTATTCGGTCTTTGCCTGTTCTAAACTTATATCCTTTCGCCCAGTCATCAAAACCCATCCAGCGTAACTCTTCCGCTGTTCCTTTTTCACCATACTTGATGATTTCTTTTTCTAAAACATTAAAGGGAATAGAATTGTTCTTGTCTGTTCTATTGGACTTAGTGAACACACTCTTAGAAGCTTTGATAGCAGGACTGTAATCCTCTACATCCACAGTGCGAATCTGCTTGAAGTCCATGCTTTCACCAATCTTCTTGGCTTCTTCTGGCTTACCTCCTCTGAATTTCTTGTGCGCTCTTAGAGCCACAGCAAACGTACCTGCCATAGCACCAGTGATACCTAGACCTTCTAAGGTGTTCTTAAAACGTCCTTCGAGTTCTGCGTCATCACCGTCTGCCGCAAGGTATTCAGTAACAGGATTAGCCACAGATGGGAAAGCTTGTACTAGATTAGAGAGACGTTCTTCTTGTGCGTCGAACGCTACAAAGTCTGTAGCTGCTTCGGATGCTAGAACACCTTTCCAATTCAGAACTTCTTTACCCTTCTTGTTTACCTTCATGAAAGGCTTGGCAAACTTAGTAGCCTTACCAGCCATGCTTAGACCTTTAGATATAGCACCGTAGGGAACAACAAACTGTGTAATACCTTCAACAAGAGAGCCAGCAATAGTCTCTGACCTACCTAAGAAACGGTTATCGTAGTCTGGTAGGTAATCAAACGTAGCCCAATCAGCAAGGTTGTAGACACCTTGAACAGCTCCTTCAACACCTCTGAACGGTGCAGCGAGGATGTCCTTGACCATGCTAGGGTCTTTTTGGTTCTGTATCAGCTCATCTCCACCGTTATTGATGTTGTTAAGTATTTCTTCCGTGTTTAATCCAAGTGCCATAATTTTTTATTTATCCTTTTTTGAAAATCCAAATCCAATAAGCGTGTAAGCGTTCACCTGATAGCCTACCATTTTTTGTATTATTTCTAGTGTACCAGCCTCATCCATCCTAGATGTATCATATAGTGATGATGCGTATTCTCTTAACATGACCTCCTCTTGAGTAGTGAGATTGTCAGGGTCTGTAAACGCTTTGTCAACTAAGTCATAGGGAAGGATGACGTTAGCTGATTGGCTAATTTTCGTTGGTGAAAACTTTACACCATTGATACTTCCTGAACTAAGTTCTTCTAATGTAATTGGAGTCGCTCCATCTTCGGCAGCCCGTTTTAAAGTTTCTCCATATAAGTATTCACCAGCTTTCTGTTGATATTCGGTGGCTAGTTTATCCAGTGCTTCTTCTGATCTTGGAATACTTTTATTCTTACTACGAACATAAACAGTATCAAAACCGCCGTCTTGCCACAGTTTAATCATTTCATTATTAACTTCGTGGTTACTTTTATTATCTCTATTAGGACCGCTGAATATGCTCTTTCTAGTTCCGTTTAATTGCCTCAGTGTTTGCTCACGATTTATTGCTGCTTTGTCTAAAGTAGTTCTGTTGGCTCGCTTAGTTATGTCTACAGAGACCTTGCCGCTTATATTTTGAAGTTCTACAACAGCTACAGGGGATTCTTTGCTTGCGTTCTCTTGACCTGCTAGTGGAGTTGCTGGGTCTTCTTCTTCACCTATACGACCATCAAACTTACCATCAGCCATATCAGCTTTTAGTTCAGCCTTACGTGCTAATCTTAACTGTTTGCCTTCTTCAATTTTCTTTTGGTAGAACTGCTCGCTCGTCATTCCTGATGCAATTTCTTCATCAGTCATTTCTCTGTTGCGTATCTCCTCACGCAATCGATCAGTCTCCGCTTCATACTCATTTGCATTTGTAAGTGCTTCTGGTGCCCTTTCTAATATTGTAGGGTCTTCATCATCGTAATCTATTCCCAAGCCTTTCAGGATGATTGACATATTTGATTCTGTACTATCACCGCCCGTTTGATCCTCAAATTGTTTCTCTTTTATAGAGTCTTCTTTTTCATTAACGAATTTATCGTGAGCATCTTTCTTCTCAGCCACAAACTTCAATGTAGCCATCTTTGATTGTTGAACCTTTTGAGAAATATCTAGTTCTGGATCAGCGTAGATAGCGTCAATGATGGGATTTAACTCTTCCACCCATTCTTGTGTTTGACTCGCTCTACCTAGTGTCGTCTCCATTCCTTCTCCGTAGATGTAATTGCCTTCAGAATCTTTAACAGCCAACAAATCCATGAACTGAGAACTTGCTACATTTACTCCTGCACTCTCTCGTTGTTTGACAACCTTCAATTCCTCATTCTTAACCTCACCTGCAAACTTATTTATTATTAAAGCTTTAGTGCCATTAGAGATAGTCTTGTCGTTCTCTGGAATCTTATTGATAGCATCCGCTACAGCATTGGCAACATCAGCAGCGTTCTTAGCGTTCGATGTATCCACTGTGATTGTAAGACCGTCATTTATAAATATGTCTGTAGATGCTGGAATGTCTTGTCCTAAAGCAATAGCGTTAGAATAGACTGCTTGAAACTCAGCGATAGAATCATTGCGTTTTGTCTCTACGCCTTGAGCTATCAGGTCTACTCGTTTTTCTTCATTAGCAAAAGCGTTTTCTAGACTATCAGCAAACTCATCACGAACTACTCCGTTACCTAAAGCGATAACGCCAGTCTCGTAACTCTCTATTAACTCTAGAGCCTTCTTAGGATGTTCTTCAGCTAACTTAGTAACCATTCCTTGCACTATAGCTTCTTGTTGTGCGAGTGTCTTACCAGCCATAGCGTCATAGAAACCACCTTCAGCTATAACGTCTGTATTAAAAGTGCCGTTGATAATTTGCTGAGATTGATCTGATATAGCTTCTGCCTTATCCGTACGAACCATGTGAGCGTTCTTAAGCTCGCCGAATCTAGCTTTTGTTGATTCACTGATGTTATTAATTTGTTTATAGAACTCTTGTTCGCCTAGTCCATTTAGTCCATACTTTTCAGCCAACTCATCTGCTTTTGCTTGAAAGTCGAAGCTCTCATCCTCAGCGTACTTGTCCATGTTAGTCAGATAGTCTTCAGTGAAGACACCAGCCACACGACTACCTACACGCCTGTAAGCACGTTCGTAGTTGTTAGGGTTCTCAGCAAAGCTTATCAGCTTCTTACGTTGAGCCTCATCTATTTGCCTTTTGTCGTTGTTGATTGATTCAGTAAGACCAGAGGAGTCTCCATCGTTAAGTAACTGAAGCTGCTCACGTGTTAACAACTCCGAAGCGTCTGCCATAGCAATAGACTGTTGCTCTTTAATGTTTGCATACCCTTTGAGTATTGGACCAGAGTAACGCTCTAGCGAGTCTGAGAGCTGCGACAAGGCGTTTGTCTTGGCATAGACAGGGGCAGCTACCGAATAGTTGCCAGCTCGGACTGTAGGGGCTTGGAAGGTCTGCTCGTCAAGGTTAAGGTCAACCTCAACACGTGAGTCATTTCCACCTAGAAGGGATTTAAGAGTTTGTTTTCTTGCCATTATGTTTCAATAGAGCTGAGAGTTCCGTAAGTATTAAGACCTGTAGATGCTCCCTTGAGGAGTCCTCCAAGGTAATCAGGTTGATTAATAGGTTGGTTGATAGATAGAAGACGTTGTGAAGAACCAAGAGCGTTGTCTTGCATACGCAAGTCCGTAGCAATGTTGGCTTGCTCTAGTTGTCGTGTAAGTCCGAAATTGTAAACAGCTTGCTTACGTGTCAGGTCGTTCATGAGAGCATCAACGCTGATACCAGATACTCCAGACTCGCCAGCAGATACACGTGCAGTTGCTCGTGCTTCTCTTGCTTTGATAGCAGACTTCTGTAATTGAGTAGCTACTTGCTCCTCTTGGAATCGTTGATTGATACGTTCAGCAGACTGTTGTTGGAGAAGACGCTGTTGCTCTGCTTTGGTTTGATTTGCTTGAGCTTGGGCTTGAGCCTTAGCTGCTTGAGCCTGTCCTTGAATGCTTAAGATAGAAGTAGCCCCGCCCATTACTGTTGATATGGCAGCCATGCCTTTTGCCGTTGCAGCAAACTTAGCTGCTGCGGTCAGACCTGTGGTTATCGTTACTGGACACATATTATTCTTTCTCCTTATTAGTTATTGTAAATTCATAGAAGGGGTGGTCAGAGAATTTATACTCTTGCCCCATCTCTGCACCGCACCACTCAAGCCAAGCGATGGCTGCTTTATTATCTTTGTGAACAAAGTTCTTTGCTTGCTTGTGTGGACTAATAAGCGTGTCTACGACAAACCTAGAGCCTCTTATAAAATCGTATTTGCAATCAAAGATTGAATCTGTTGATAGCATCCATATATACCCATCGCCATCAAAGTTCAGGGAACCAGTTCCGAACATACAGAACGGGACATCATACGGATCGAACACTGTGTAAGTAATAGCGTCAGCACCTAGAGCTACCTCCAAAGCTTCCTTCGGAGTGAAGCCCATACACTCACACTCGATCTTATCTACCTGCCGCATGAACGGATAGATGTGTTCGATGTCGTCCTCAACGGACTCGCACATATAAATCTTACCTTGTTGATAGATTTTCTTACGCATAACGTGATGATCTAGAGTGCATGAATGATTCAAACTCTGCCGATTGAAAGTTAGAGGGCAAAGCTGAATCGTTCTCAATACTTATTACTGTGTCCTCTGCTTTAGTGAACACAGGGAATCTGAAGAAACCAGTGTCTAAGTATAAACTTCCTATTGATGTTGAGCCAACAACGTCAGGCGTAAAGGTGTTCTCATAGGTGTCACGAAATGCTGGAGTGACGCTAACCTTGAAGTAAGACGAGTCGGCAAAGTAGATAGAGCCGTTGCGTATCATCATCTTGGCGGCATTAGATGGACTGCTTCCTTGACCAGCCTTTGCTTTGAAGAGTTGTTCAGAGAACGTATACTTCATGGTGTAAGGGATACCTACCCACACGTCTGTATCGGCGGACACCGCTTGCGCAAGAGTAACAGTAGCTCCAGAGTTAGTGCAATTAAGCTTGAGTCCGTCAGTCGTGTAGACTTGCACCGAGTTGTCCTCTGGAGTGTACGGTAGGGTGATTGTATTATCGCCAATGTCTACTGTGGTAGACACTCGACTGTCTAAGTGTGTAACATAACCAGCATTATCCTTTAAGCCAGACTCTAAGGGCATCTCAACTAGGTTGGTCTCTCCGTTGTTGGTGATGACTGCGTAGAGGGTAGACTCGATGAACTCGATGCCTCGTATCTCACCCGTGAAGGTAAACTTAGACCAAGCACTCAGGACTTTCTGATTGTTATTCCAGAAGTAATTGTAGATGTATAGGGAGCCTTTCTCGTTGCTACTGAGTAGAGCAATCATGTCCTCTGAGGTAGTCCCAGACATTGCTATAATGTTACTAGGAATATAAGCGGGGACGTGTTCAGTGACCTCTACTGCATCATAAGTCTCTGTATTTGCACTTAGAGCTAACTCACGGAGTCCCGTGAAGGAACCACGAGTGAATGGGAAGTAAACGTAAGAGCCTAGTGGAATTGGGCGAGTTGAGTCGTCAAAACTAAAGGTAGTCGCAGCGGAAACTGACACGGTCTTCGGAGTAAATAAGTCGCCACCTTTCATTACAAACTGCAAGTCATCAGCAAACAACATCAAGTTTTCTTGAAAGATAGTGGCAGACTTCAGTTTAGCAACCTTTGTACTACTTACGCTGATGTCAATTGGTGAGGAGTCTAATAAGGAAGACACGGTAGTTCTATAGAAGTTAAAAAATCTACCAGATTCAGAAAACACAACGCTGTCGTCGGTTATAAATCCCAGTCTATTTTTGAAGAATACAATGTCATTAATTTTTTTATTTATGAAAGAGGGGTGTGGGTTAGTGAACCCATCGCCAGCCAGCCTTGAGTCGTAATCAGTCTCGCTAATTTCAAGAGTGTCTAAGGCGGTACTTACGAGCGTCAGGGGCATTGTTGTTTGGTCAATGCCGATAGAAACATACGGAGCAACGGTCTCTACCCAAGTTCCATCTCCAAAATCACCTCCGTCATTTGTTTGGAACTGCACCCAATAGTTATCTTGATTATACTCCGCATCCCCTACAACCTCTACCTTGAAATTATTAGGAGCTCGAAGTGGTAATTTTGAAAGGGAATCAATCTTTTTATACACGGCTCTAATACCTTGGTCGGCTAGTCCGTCTGTAGTCACGAGACTAAAGTCACCCTTGGTGTCATCTCGACTAAAAATAATAGAGTTTCCTTCTAACTCGGCGTTAAACTCAGGGTCAGTCCCATTAAACAAGGCATTATTTACGATAGCAGTTGTAGTAAATTCACTAGCGTAGTCGTAAGTTCCATTGTATAAGGCTTGAGCAATAGTGGAAGTTGAGGACAACGAAGCATTTGTAGAGTTTCTACTTAAAGCACTAAAGGTGGCAGATGTAGGAGTATCAGGCTGGTCATTTCCCACTAACATTTGAACCGAGGCTCCGTAACCTTCCATAGTTAGAGGTTCTCCAGCGGAACCCTCATGCCAACCCCACAGACCTTTTCCCCAATCATTAGCAGTGGGACTAATGCTCACGCTACCGACTTTCTTAGTTCCGTTTCCTGTGCCATCATCTACGAATGTTACATCTACAATAGGCTCCTGATTGACAGTTGATTCCGTATATGGAGCCACGCCTAGATTTCCAGCGTTTAAGTGAAAATTAAGTCTAGTAGGGGTGTCTGATGCATAACCATAACCAGCATTATTGACGCTAATACTAGTGAGATGAAACCAACCTTGGTGTGGGTGTATCTGTGCCGACATGAAGGTGTAAGTCAGATTAAACGTAGCTTTACTGTCATCTGTGCTTTCAGTAACACCCGACACTTTTACTGTATAAGGTTTCTTATAATCACCTTGAGCAATGTAGACAAAACCTTTCTGCTCCAAGGCTTCCGTTTTGGTGTAATTAGATGCTACTGTTTTTTTGTTATTAAGGAGAAAAGTGTTATCGGAAACGGTAAGTGCCTTTATATCTTGCCTAGCATTAGAAGTATCAAGGTAACTTCCAGATGTAGGCGTATAGCCTCCAGTGTTTCCATTTATACTCGCTTCGTTTCCACTTAATATATTCCACGCTTGGAGCTTTGAACCATCATGAATAACTACATACTTCTCAGAGTCGTCTCGATTGATAAAGTGAACAAAGCTATTCTCATCAATAGCCTCCTCTAACAACCTAGCAACGTGCCTAGTGTTAGGACGCTTCTTCAGTCCATCTGCAACAGAGCTAAGAGCGTTCTCTTGCTCCTCACACTGACCAGCGAAACGTGTAGCGTCAGGCTGTTGTGATACACCTTGGATAAGGTTGGGGACTGCTGTATTGATTAAAGGCATTATTAAATATCGTAGTTACGGTTCACACCAATTCTTGTCGCTACATCGTAGTTGTCAAATATAGTTCTATCAGAGCTGCTATAATCAGACTCTTCAAGTCTAGCACGGGCTTGGTATTCATCACGAGCTATCAGTGCTTCAAGCTCACGTGAACCTACAGTCCGTCCTTGGAAAATTCTAGAGGCACGCAGTGTAATGTATCTACGAGCTTCTTCTGGTAAAGAGTCCCAATCAAGTAAACGAAGAAGGCTTACCTTGATACTCTTTGTGAATGTGGTTGTGTTGTTAGCACGATCAAACAAGACCGAGCCTCTTTGTATGATGTCCAATGACTTGTCATCGGTGTCTACTTGAACAGCATCCGAAGGAACAGTGATGCTTCCAGAGACAGGAGATAAGGTGACATTCTTCTCAGAGTTAAAGTGCCAGCCCTCAGATTGAACCTCTTTGCTTACTTCATTCAAAGCAGCTAGAGCAGTGGTAGCACTAATAGGTAAAGAACCCGTGAGTGTATTAATAGGTGACTCACCAATGTGACCTAGCATCACATTAACGGATTCTAGTTGAGAAGTTAAAGTTGCCATTATTTATCTTTCTTTTTAGGAAAACCTTTTTTCATGTTGCTATAAGCTTTGTTGCTTACAGTTGATTTGCTTTTGGGACGGCTGATGCCCAGCTTACGTCTGCGGTTGATATTCTTGTATAAACTCATATTAACATTTCCACTTTCTAAGAGCTAAAGCTTTGCGAGTTGGTCTACCTTTGGAGTCCTTCATTGGTCCTTTGACCCCACTCATCCTTGCACAGAATGAACGCTTTCTCGCACCGCCTTGCGGTTGAGGAGCTTTAAGATTAGAACCCGTCTTCCTGTTATAGTAGTCTCTTCCTTTTTTACTGAGACCACCTGTTTTGGATTTGTGTTCCTTTCTTAAACTAAGTCCTTTTCTTTTTGCCATTGTAATAAAAAACCCCACCCCTCCGAAGAGGGGCAGGGCTTGAGTAATCGTTAAGCAGGCTTCACTGCAACAGCACACTCAGGACGGAGAACTCCGTGACCCATTGCATACTTAGCAACGAAGAGCGTACCTTGACGCTCGATTTGGTATTCGCTTTCAGTAGCAAGGTCAAGAAGTTTGACCGTACCGATAGCTTCCTTAGTACCGCAAAGCATGCCGTATTCAAGAGATGCACCAGAACCAGTTGTCAACGCAGAGAAGTCTCCGTTGTAACCAGAACCATTAGCACCGAATACGTCATTGTTTGTCGAACCGTCATCAGTAGCCACAGCCGACTGGTCACCCAAGTCAGCGATGTCTGCAAGATGGTTGCTCTTTACAAGACTGATACCAGCAACGCTTGCAACAGTACCAGCGTTGACGTTACCGCCAGAACCAGTGTCCTTGTTGATAGCGACGTTGTCAGATGTCAGCAACTTGTAGTAAGTTGATGGAGCAAGGATCGCAAAGCGACCTTCATCTGGAGCATCGTTCTTGTCGAGAGTTTCAGCAACAGCGTAGAGAGCATCGATGATGCCAGCAGCTGTGTTGGTAGTAGCACCAGTGATGCTTGCACCAGCAGGAGTGTTGCTGAGGTTAGCACTGTCTTGCGAAGCAGCATAGAGAGTCTTCATCGTTGCGATGTCGAAACGCTTTGCCAAAGCTTTACCAAGTTCAGCAGCATAGATGCTACGAACGTCGTAATGCTTCTTGAGTTCGTCAATGTTAGCGATGAAAGTCGAGGAAACAAGAACGTCATCGATAGTGATGATCTTCTCGTTCATGCCGATGCTGGACAAGTAGCCAGAGTCGGACTCGACGATGTTTTCGCCTACAGTGTGATATTTAGCAGTAGCAATTCCAGAGACTGGGAACTGCGCAGACTTCCCTGAAGAAATCGTGCGAAGCATGTGCAGGTCTTTCATCACGTTTGTCTCAGAGAAACTCGTAAGAATTTCACCAGAGAAAACTTTCAGAAAGAGTGCATCTACATCAGACCCACCTTGGATTAAACCACTACGAGTTGGGGAGAAGTCTCCGTTAGCCATAGTATTTTCCTTTTGTTTTTTATTAGTTAGTGAGAACAGAATGTTCTCGTTAGTATTGTGGTCTTTCAGTCCTTGTATATTTTACGATCAATGAGTTGTCTGACGTATCAGGCTCAGTCGCTACTTTAAACTTAGAGTAGAAATTATTTTACTTGAGAGCTTCCAAAGTAGAAGCCAACAATGGCGAGCATGGATTGTCTAACTTCAGGAAGGATTACAAATCCCTCCAGAGACTTCCAGCCACCACCTCCTAGTCCTAAGAAGCCGAGCAACCCTTTGGATGCTTCCTTTTCAATAGTAACGGGAGTGTTTAAAAGTGATAGAATGAATGGAGCTAAGATAACAGCGAATAGCACGAACAATACGAACGTGCGTCTTACCCACACACCGCCTCGTCCTGAAGCTTGTTGTGCGGACTCATCAGCTGCTTTCTGTTTAGCCAACTGCATCTCAAGGAGACGAGTTTGTGATTGAGCTTGGGCAGCAAGCATCTTCATAACGAAGCCACTCAAGCCACCACCAAGCATTGCTATTAGTTCCATACTCATAATTAAAATGCGTTCGAGACAGCGATACGCTTCTCAACTTGTTCACGATATGCAGGGTCGCTCTTGTACCTTGGGTCTTGCATAGCCTCTACCATAGAAGCAGCAGAACCAAATGCCTTGGCACCAGC